TAAGCTTCTGTCTGAGAAAAGGACTCGGAAAGCTCTTTGCTTTTAATAAAGCGCTTTCCATCAGGACTTTTTTCACCATAAGCTTTCAGAATAATTTCTTTAAATACTTTGATAATAGATGGAGCATCCTGGGTCTCAATGATCCGATTGATCATTTCAGTAAGACCACCTTGGGTTCCCATTTCCATTTCCATAATTTCAGCCTTAGTAAGGTTAAAATAAAAATCTTCTTCACGGGCAGTGCCATTATAATCAGTATATTTAATGCGTTTCTTTAACATAATAAAAATGTTCCTTTCGTTTAAATAAAAAATGCGCACGGACATAATTGCTATATAAACAATTAATGCCGTGCGCTAAAATATCAATAATTAGTTAGCAAACAATTCTGCAACTTCATCCGGAAGCGGAAGCTTCGGGTCAACACTTTCAGTACCATAAAGAATCTGCTCCAGATTAGCAAGTTTTGCAGCATCTACCTGAGTAGAATCAATTGTGATACAGGAAGTCGGCTTATGGCCAGTAACATTCACCGGAATAGTAGTAAGTTCCCAAGAGAAGGTAATCGCTTCCGGAGAATCATTGATTGTCTGATACTGACGTTCAGACGGAGAAGCCTTACAGCCATAAATCAAATGCAGCTTATAGCCGTGTTCATCACCATCGGTATCATTACCAAGAACGGTGCGATAACAAAGACCAAAGGTCTTACGATCCTGCTGACCGATCACAACACCAGTTGCGATAGAAGCAGAGCCGTCACACTCTTCCCATTCTTTCGGGTAAGTATAAGCTTCCACAGTAGCACCAAATTCCTCAGCTGAATAGAGGTTCAGATACTTAATATCATCCGCATAAATAGCGTTTGCTTCAGCACCAGACGGGCTTTCACTAACAGAAGAAAGACCATTCCATGCAACACCAGGGGTATACTGACCGCTCGCATTGATCGGATAAAGAACCCCATATTTCAAACCAGTTTCATAAGTGTGATCACCAGAAGCATCCCATACAAGTCTTGCCATATTAAAACTCCTTTACATAAAGCGAGATCTCCTTGTTTATAGGAGATCAGGTTTGTTATTAGTAATAAATTTTGAAAACATCGTGGTATAAATTATCTTCAACAAAATGACTCGTATGTCGGCATTTCGGAAGTTTTGAAATATCAAAAACAACTTGACTATCAGGGTCATATTCAATAACTACAACTTCGTATCCGACATCCTGTTTATACACACGATCATCAGCTGTTAGGTTATCAATAACCGAACGGCTATACACAATAGCGGGGTACCGCAATTTTACAGATGAGGGTGGCTGAAAATAAACATTTCGGCTCCCTAAAATATCTTCCAGAATTTTCTGAAATTCCAACCGGTCAGCCATTATAAAGTCCTCCAAATGTTAAAATAAGCCGGGGATATTGCACCTCGACATCAGTAATTTTCCATTTAGAGCCCATAAATATCATATAACGCATCATATGAAAGTTTTCATAGGCGTATGGATCCCCAATAACACTGACACGGTTGGAGATATTAATATCATCATTCACATTTCCGGAAATCTGAAGGCTGCGGCGATTCTGAAGGGTTTCACCATAGTAACGTCTTTCTGTAATACCCTCTTTCCATACCCCGGGTTTAGTTTCCTGTTCGTTTGTCGCGAAACCAATTATTCCGGAAAATTTATTCATTTTGAATGATCCGAATTAGTCGTTTTCACATACAAGGCGCTGCAGACCGAAGACCTTGGTCACGCTACTGCCATTCTTGGATGTGATGACACGAACTGTCTGACGATCCTGGTCAGTAATTCGGGCAACCCAAACCATATCGGAATCAAGAGTTACAGGACCAGCATTGCTGTTTGTAAGTTCAACAGTGGTTGTTGCACCGGATTCAGCTTCGAACTTCAATGCAAGATAATTACCATGCTGTTCCTTACGATTTTCAGAGAACTGAGTATAATCCTCAACGTAATGCAATGTACCCGTGATATAATCGTCGTTTACATTAATATTAGACTGAAGATCACTAACCTGTTTGCCAAGCCATTCATGTTCTTCATCTTCACCTTCAACAACCAGAGTAAGGCCGTCGCCAACGAAGAATTCAAGAGCAACTGCAGAGAACGGAACAGTCAGAGCACCAGAACAGCGGGTTTCGATCAGGTACTTCATTGCATTGAAGTCAATATCGAAATCGTCAAACATGTTGACAGAACCGCCCTTATCAGCACCAACATTATAGTCATCCAGGTTGACATACAGACCAGCCAGAGTCAGTTCATTATTCTGAGCATCATAGCGGCGCAGGCCTTCCATAACCGGAACAGTAATAATTTCCTTAACACGCAGCAGAGTAGCAAGCTTATCGACACTGTCATAGATCAAACGACCTGTGGTATCTTCAATAAGAAGCATTGCAGTCAGAAGATCTTCAGTAAGATAAAGTGTCGGCTGGCCGGTACCTTTATAAAGTTTACGAGATTTGATACAAGCCTTGATAAAAGCTTTTGCTTTTGAATCATCAGAAGCATTAGCAGCAATATTTACAGGATACTTCACAGTAAACAGATCGGAATCCTTCCAGATCGGGCGAATGTTCATTTCATTGATCTTGTCTTCAGAAGAAGAAAGACGGCCGTCACCAAACAGGAAAGCACGGGCAAGTTCCTCATCCAGCATATCACGCATTTCTTTCTTCATCCAGGCAACGACATCAAAATCGGTGATATCGACATAGTCATCGCGATCAATCTTCTGTTTCTTGTAAACAGTTGTCGGGGTTGTAGAACGCTTGAGCAGAGAGAAAACTTCATCCTTCTTCATATTGCCCTTAATGTAACCTTTTGCTCGTGCTTCATCAGCAGTGATATCAGCAAACAGGGAGCGAATGCGACTGAATGGAGTATGATGGACACCATTCATAACCTTGCTGACCCAGCTGGTTTCACGTTTAATAAAAGTCGGGGTGTCGGTTACATTCCGATCATCCGGGAACAGATAATCGATATTATCGATACCATGGGCAAGGAAAGCGTCCTTCAGACTCCCATTTCCACCGGGACGACGAGCTTCAGCGAAAATTGCTTCCATATCGCTGTGGCTCAAAACATTATCATACTCTTCATATTCATTATCATCATCAAACACATTATGCTTCACTGAGTCACCTCCTCCATTTTCTTCTGCGTAGCTCGCACCATCGCGAAGCGCTTCACCGACCAGAGCACGAAGAACAGCCATCTGTTCTTCATCCATGGTGTTCAATACATCCTGTACAGTTTTGTTATTATCTGCCATATCAGTTTCATCTCCTTCTTTATCGTCGCTGTGTTTTACTTCTTTTTCGGGTTCTTCCTCAGGTTCTTCATTATCTTCTTTTTTATCTTTGGAGCCCCCTTCACGAAGGGCTTCACCGATCATGGCGTAAACAACAGCTTTTTGTTTATCATTTAAGGTATTAAATACATCGCCGACGGTTTCTTCTTTATTACTATCTGATTCATCTTCAGTTTTATTAGTGTCGGCATGAGCGAATTCCAAAGGCTCACCACTATAAATAATGGCAGCTTCATCATCAGGGTCATCGCTGTGGGCAAATACAGAATCGATAAATGCTCCGGGATTTGCACCTGCAAGAACCAAAGAAACTTCACGAATCGCGCCGTGAAGAACATTAGATCCCTGCTGCTTCAATTTATTTGCATAAATAGAAAGCGCGGCAACATCCCCATGTTCAACAATAAGTTTTGCATTTTTACCAGATTCAGTATCATTAAATTTGCAATATGCATAAACGCCTTCCGGACGGTTCTCAAGCAACGCATGGCCAAGAACATTATTCGGATCGTTATGCTGGTGGTTCCATACCAACGGAACGGTCATTCCATCGTTGTCACGGAAAGCATCCCGCATAATAATGCGGCCATCCGAACAGCGAAGATTGTTCCGAGTAGCCCACCCTGAAAAATCATAGGTTTCTGACATACTCGTCACCTCTCTTAAATAAAAAATCCCACAATGTTGCGGGTATTGAAATTTAGTCCATTTTGAATTTTTATTGTGCTTCTTCCTGATACTCTTCTGGGTATTCTTCGTACGATTCTTCATCACCAGGAGGCATCATTTCTCCTCCGGGCTGGGTAATATTCCGGTTATACAACATGTCAGCATCCGGATTATCAGCGGGTTTCAAACCAAGATAAGGTCTAAACTCATTCGGTGCCATAATACCATTACCAAGAATCGGTTGAGCAGCATCAGCAAGATTATTCAATGTAACAAAGCGGAACGGATTAATGAAGAAATTGACTGACTGGCCCTGTGTACGGGCTGTCTTGGTCAAGAACTTCCGTTTGAACTCATCACAAATCGCAGAAAGAATCGGTTCAATAGTTCTGTTATTATAGTTCAACATAGACATCGGATCTGAAGTTCCATCCAATACTGCCTGATTTATCCCTAACTGGCTGTATAGCATACTCGTCAAGTATTCAATCTGCTGCATTAGATTATTTTCAATAGGACGGTTCAATTGAACTATTTTCTCAGTTCCATCAGTATACCCGATACCGAACTTTGAATTTGCAAGCTGTTCTTCAAGATCTTTCCGGCGTTTTTCAGCTTGTTCTCTTCGAGCTTCATTCTTAATAACATAAGGAAGCTGAATAATAAGATCCAATTTACCGGAACTGCTTTGCTCATCAATCGCATCAAGAAGATTCAATTTCCGTATCAAACGCTGAAGTGTAGAATTACGTTCATTAACTACAGCATACAACGGATTTTCAATAATACCAACAGAAGTCTTTGGAAGAAGTAAATCTTCTTTTTGACCACTGCGGTCATTATATACACGAACTTTTACATGCTGTGGATGCCATTCAATAATCTTTGCAGTCCTCATGGTATGAATATCATAAGAATTGTTAGATCTTGGATCCACAGAAGTATCAATAGGAACGATTGCTACAGCGCCTTCATCAAGCATTGACATAACAATATCCTGAATAAAAGCCCGAGCAGTCTGGTCAACATTTGCTTCCAGTTTCAGACAATTATTCAGAGGCGAATTTACTTCCCCAATATATTGTTCATCTTCATTTACTCTTACATGACGAATCTTTACTGCGGCAGCATCCATAGCGATCCGATTAAATACAGAAGTAATAATGGAGCGTTCATTCCCCGGATTCAGCCGGGGCCGATCAGGTCGGATCGAATATGACGGTCCCACATCTCTGTATTCCGGTATCGTCGGATCTTTGTTATTTAAAAAAGCATTCCAGGCTTGTTTCAGCCTGGCTGTGAATGTTAACTCCATTTTGAATTTTTATCCTTATTTAATTATTGACGCCACTTAGGATCTACAATATTAGGCCGATTGTAATAAGATCTATTAATTCCTTCTTGACGCCGTCTCTTTTTAAGTTCTGCCTCTCGATTTCTTGCTTCAATATCAGCTTGTTTAGATCCCATTCCTGAAGTATTACCATAATTAATCGACTGATTATATGATTCAAGTCGCCTATTCTTAGCAGCATTACTTTCTCTTCCAGTCATTTTACCGAGAAAAGAATCAACTTCATCATCCCAACCCATTTTCTTTAAATAATTATTAATACCCTTTACAATACCAAACTGAGCATTTTGAATAAACTGATTTATAGTGTTTCCAACAGAACCATTGGTTTTTCCATCAATATAATTTTGTTTTGCATCATTATATTGTTTACTTTGGAATTCATCTAAAAGCGTTTTTACAGATGTATTTTTATCAATTTTCTCCTGGCCTTTAAATGATTTAAAAACTGCCTGAGTTTTACCACGTATTTCACCCCAAGCATTTTTCGCAAAATCTTTTAAGTCAGAAGAAACTTTAGACAAAGCCGTTTTTGCTTTATTTCCATAATAGGAAGCTTCACCTTGAATATATTTTTTTGTATCACCAACAATTCTTCGCCCTACATGTTTAGCGGTTCTAATAAGACCTTGCATTCTTGAAACACCAGGTCTTATAACAGTTACATTTCCCTTGTCATCAACTTCCTTTTCACCTTTATTGGCATTCATATAAGTAGAATAGAACTTTTTTGCCACTTTCCAATAATCAGTACCAGGAAGATGCTGGTACCAGTGCATACCTTTAACTCCTGCATGATAGAGTTCACCATTCATGTAAACCCAGGTTCCTCCAGAATGTTCATCTTCGAAGGAATTATTATAATTATTTCTATAACGATCCATATCCAGATCCTCCTAATAAAAATTATGATAGTTATTAATCAAATAAGTTTTAATAAAAGCTTCTGCATCTTCATTATCTAAATTAATTTCTTTAGAAAAATCTTTACTTAAAACTTCTAATTTATTTGAATAATATTCACTTAGTTTTTTATTTTCCTGTAAATAGTCATAAACATCTTTAATAAAATTATCATCAATTTTATGTCTTTCAGATAATGTGGAATTATTTATAAGATCTTTTACATCATTTTTAAATTCTGAATAAGACATTGATGCTCCAGCTATAATATACCATCCAACACGATCATCTGGGTCATTTAAAAAATCATATGCTTTAGAGTATTTATTTTTTAAATTATCGTAATCTTTTTTATATGATTCATTTAATGAGGTTCCGGTTTTACTTAAATATTCATTATTTGATAAAAGTGCATTTGCAAAATCTACTGATTTATTCTTTTTATCATTTAATTCTTTATAAGTAGGATCACTATGATCTTTATAGCCTTTTGTGATATTGAAAACATTTTTCTTATCTAATAAAGCTTCATTAATAGAATCTTTATAAATACTATCATAAGTATCTTTATATTCTTTTTCCAAAATTTCATAAGTTTTTGCATTTAATATAGAATAATAATCAGTATAAAAATCATCTGAATTATCTGGGTACATAGAAGGATCATAGTATTTTGAAAAAGCATTTTGATCATCCGGATCACGAAATTCTCGATAATATTTGTCTTCTACAAATTTTTTGTATTTTTTATCTGAACGCATTTCTTTCTCGGCTTGTTTAGATGCTCTTTTCCAATTATCATTGAAATAATCTTCTTTTCCTTTTTTGCCTTTTGAGTATCGTATTTTTCCTTCAGGGGTAAGTGATCCATCCGGATTTTGAAAACGGCGAATACCCCAATGCATACCAATAATGCCCCAATGTTTTAGTTCATCATTTTCATAAATATCTTCATCGACTAAACCTAAAGACATGATACTATCTCCACTTTTTGATCAAAAATTCTAT